TTCTTTCCGCAAGAGCTTGAGTTTCAGCTTCACTAAAATGATTACCTAAATAAAAGTCAATATCTTCTCTAGCATGGTCTTCCCACTCTTTTCTAGCATCATGCCATCTATCCCATAATTCTTTTACATAAGTTGCTTTTTTATCGGTTGGTATCATAACTCGTAATATATAATATTTTTATAATGCAAATCAACCCCTTGCTCCTGTAATCCAATTGTATGTTTTTTTTGGCTTTTCCCATTCATTATCTCTGTTTTTTACTTTCTTTACTTTACTTGCAGATTTACTTCCTTTTGCATATTGTGTTGATAACCAAAATGCATCTATTGTATCATCATGTGAACCTTTTGGAAAATCAAGTAATTCTCCAATAAATTCATGCATATCCTTTTTTAAATGTACAGCACCAGCTTTAAACATAGGTTGTAATCCCTCAAATAATCTATCTTTCTTTTTTTGATTTCCATAACCTTTAATACCTTGTTCAATGCCTGGTAAAAACTTTCCTTCCTTTTTACTTCTTTTATGTATATAATCTCTTAACATCTCTTGATATGATATTGTTTCAATATTTATTCTTTTAATTGGTCTATATCGTTCAGCGATTTTAAATATCTCATCTGCACAGTCCATGGGTAATACTCTTTGTCTCCAATATTCAATAATGTAATAATCATAATCAGCGGTAACACCAATAACCATAATAACACTATAATCATTCCTAACACTAAGTGTTGAAGCAGGGTCGACACCCATATAAATATTAACATATTCAATTCTCCCATCATCTAATTTTAAATACCAAGAATTTCTACTTTCATCAAATTTGATTCCACCTTTATAAAAATTATCAGTTATATCTCCTTCATCAAATATTTGGTCTTCAGGAGATTTAGCTTGATTCATATATTCTTGATAGAACTTGGATGGAGTACCAGAATCTATATAAAATTGTTTTCTTTCTTCTAATTTCTTTAAAGGCCATCTTGAAGGCCATAATGGAACACCACTATCAAGTATTGCTTTATATGTTGTTATATCCCAAGAATACTCTTCTCCATTATTCATAGCTTCTTTATAATTTTTTACAAGTCCATTTAAAAATGAATCATAATGAACAATAGTCCCATTACACCATAAAAAACCACCTTTATCAAAATCAATAGCAGGATATACTGCTGCTGTAACCCAATTCTTTATTTGCATTCTTGCTTCAGGAGTTTTAGTATTTAACTCTGATTCAAAGTCATCAAGCACAATTCCAGTGTATCTTGTTGATAATTGCTTCTTACCTCTTAATCTTTGAGCTGTTCCTTTAGCAATTAGTCTACAATTGTTTTTTAATACAATTTCAGTTTTAGTCCACTTATCACCCTCTAAATCACCAAAATAATAATGAATTGCAGGATTATTGTATATATGGTTTGAAATCCAATTAAGATTATCTGTTGCTTGGTCTTGTGCCTCGCCAACCCAAGCGATAAATTCTGGGCTTTCTTTATTCGCAAATAAGAACCGATGTAAAACCGCAGTTGCAGCTAAGGTTGACTTTGCGTGGTCACGAGGCAATACAAGAGCCAATTGTTGATTATCTCTATCTAAAAGTTTTTTACCTACTATATTGTGGAAATCAGGAGTTGCTGAAGCCAAAAAGTCTTGTGGTGAGAATAATTTGCCAAATACAATAAGGTCATTGTAAGCCATCTCAAGAACTTTTTCATTATTTGAAACATTACCATTAAGATTTAAATTCGCCATTTAAAATCTTTTTGATAAATTAAAACCAAAATTATGCTTATTTGCATCTAATCCATAATGTAATTGCTTATTTTTACCCATTTGGCCAGAAATTCCAACATTTAATAAATCTCTATTTTTAAATAATGATTCAATTAAATTTGTTTTAATACTTCCAAATTGACCAAATCTAAAATCATCCTTAGATTCCACTTTTTCTTTTAATCTGTCTGATTTAGCAATTAAATTATCAATTGCTTCATGGCCAGTTGAAGGTTTATTTTTAATGGATTTATACAATAAATCTTGCAATACATAAAGACTTTGATTTTTAAAATCTTCTTCTACTTGATTTGAACCTATTGGAAATCCAAATTTTGGAAGTAAAACATCCTCTATATATTGATTAGTTAAATTTGCCATTTATTCTAAATCCATTAATAATTCTTCTATTCTATTAAATCTCTCATCTAATTTGGTTTCTATCTTAGCAACACTAACTTCTAAGGTTTGTATTTTTTTATTATTAGATATAATCTTTTGTGAATTACTAGAACCATTAGATTCCATTGATTCTATCTTTTGTGCAAATATACCTTGAGTATATACAAATGTACCAATAATAGTACCTAATGTAATTAATGTTCCTAGAGATATTTTTTTATCTATCATTTGCCCATTAATTTGTTTATAATATCTTGAAAGAAAGAAGTCCCACCGCCTGCCATACTTCTTTTTACTCCTGGAAGCTCTTCAGAAGAAAGTGTATCTGAGTATGTAGGATTAGCCTTTATTCCTTCTCTTAAAATATAATCAATAAATTCTAAGTCATGCTTACTTGTTCCACCACCAAAATTTTGTAATAAATGTCTTTTTTCTCCACCTCTAGTTTCCGCTTCATATAAAGCTCGATTACCAAATGCATCAGAAGAGTGAGATATTCTATTTAGTGTGTTTACTAGAATTAAATCATCTATATTACTATGTGCCTTTTCTTCCATCTTATTCCTCTCTTAATTCAAAATGAGGGAAATCATCAAATCGATTATCCTTTACATCAAAGTTCATGTTCCAGTCCCCTCCCCATCTAAGTTTAATGCCCATGCCACGAGCCACGCCCAACACAAAACCAGCGAAAAGAGTCTGTCTCTCTCTGTCAGCCCAATTAACTGGATAGGGAGTAACATCAACAGCACGAGAAGGAGAACTATTATGCCTCCCCATAGGGTAGTGTACTTTTGTTTTTCCTTCTTCAAAAAGTTTTTCTTGTCGTCTTTCATCCCTGTGTCCCTCCAATACAGAGCAATCAACATACTTGATTACTTCATTAAATACTTTTTGTAGTTTTTCATCGCAAGTTTCAAGTCTTTCTTTTGATTTACTACCAAATTTAGCCATTAATCTTCCCATATAGCAAAATTAGAATTATCAGCCACAAATGAAGATGGGTATAGAGTATAGTTAACAAAAGAAGGGGATAATGAGGTGTTTGTTTCTTCTCCATCTGTGGCTAAATATGTATAAATTACTTCCATTATTTTTTATATTTTCTACCATCCCAAGTAAAGTTTGAACCTTTTTTAGCTTTAGCATAAGCTTTTCTAAAAGATTTAGCTGCTGCGCTTTTCTTATCATAAGATGCATAAGCACCACCTTTAGTAACTTTAACTGATTTAGCCCCAGCTCTTATTCTACCTGTTGGTTTAAGGTCTTTTTTCTCTTTTAAAGATTTAGCTGTAGTAGTTGTTGCATCTTTTTTTGCCAATCTATCTATTTTTCTTACATTTCTTCTTTCTTGTCTTCTTTCTTTACCAGCAGCTGAAAAAAAGCCACTTCTTTTACTTCTTTTTCTTGCATCATTTACTTCCATTTTGTCTCCATTTTTAATTGTTTAACTATTTCCTTGCATTGAATCTTCGCCGTAAATATACATAATATTATCCTTATTATCAAATTCACTCTTACATCTTGGACAAGCCCAACCAATTACCTCGTGGTCAGCACTTTCCATGTCAAATAACCCAATCCTCTTAGAATAATACTCGTTATAGTATAATTCTCTCTCGCAAATAGGACAAGGGTCTTTAATCTTCGTCTTTTTCTTTGTGTGCGATAAGCTTTGTATCTGCTTTTCCACTTAGAGCCTCCATTTGTTCAGGTGTAAATCCTTGAAATACTGTTAATTGCTCTTGTTTCTTCTCTGTTTCAAATAATCCAGACATTTTAGACAACGCTTCTAATGAACGAAGCTTGTCAGTATCCCTATCCGACAAATCAGCGATTAATTTATACTTTTGAACAATCCATTCAGGTGAAACACCCTCATCAGCTAATATTTTCTTTACTTCCTCTTTAACCATAGTTCTAACTTTCTCTTTTTTTAATAAAATATTCGTTTTCTTCTTGATATAGTTTTCATCTTTTGCCTTTGGATATGCTTTCTTATACGCTGAAACCGCACCCTCACCTGCTGCAACGTATTGAGCAAATAGAAATTCACGATTATTTAACTTTCTTTCTTTTGCCCTCTCATAAATGGCTTTATAGTTACCAGAGAATGAATAGATGTTTTCCGCAACTCCATGCTCACCGAGTATTTGATGAGTCTTTTGTTCAATGATGAATGAACCACATACAGTCAAAACAACATTCCTTGGCGACTTATAGCCAGGATGCTTTAATGCACTACGTTTAATGATTTGAATAACATAATCATCATCAGTATACACCCAATCTCCTGTTACTCCCTCTCTCCAGTTACCAACAATCTTAACTCCAGGATTAAATGCTTTAAACTCAATGTCATCATCATATAAATAATTCTCTACGCCTTTTATTGTTTTAATATCCATAAAATAATATAAAAAATATTTATCGAAAAAAAAAGTCTTGCATTTCTCATTTATTTGATTATATTTATCTATATAATAGAGATATAGTAGAGATATAATAGAGATTCTATATGTTAGCTATATTATATAGAAAGAAAAATTAATAATAAAAAGAAAGATTGTTACAAAGTTTCAAAAATAGGGTCAGAATGGGTGTGAGTGTTATTTTATAGTCGAACCCCCCGCAAAATTGGGTTAGGGGGTTGTTTTTAGGTTGAAATTCGGATTCCAATCACAATTATAATTATGAATTTAATTTGATGACTATCAAAGAAAAGGACTACAAACAAAAAAGCCCCGTATAAATACGAGGCTCTATTGTAAACAATCGCGAACTTTAA